TCGTCGCTAAATAAATCTCTAATTTCTGTATATGTTGCCATTACTGATACCCATATCTATAGTTTGTTTCAGCGTCCGAGAGAACGCCGGTAACCGTCAGTCCGAGGCTTTTATCACCGACCGCATTTTTAGCCTGCTTTCCAGCCAGGCGTAACCAGTGCGCAATTTTTAACCCCTCGCTGAAATGAGATTCCAGCAGGTGATCGCCCAACACCAGGTATACTTTTTCAAAATCGATATCAATGCGCCATTCAAAATCGCGCAGGGGCGATAACCGGCGCGAGGAATGCACCGGATTAATCACNATATCCTCGGCGTACTGGTCCCGGTTCGCAATCAATTCACCGCTCACCCGCATAGCCTGGGTGCAGGCCATTTTTAAATGTGCTGCTATTTGCAAGCTGGTTGCATAAGGGATCTGAATGCTGGTCTTGCCGAGCGTTAACACCACCCGGTCAAAATCAGTTTCTACCGCAATTTTCATTAGACTTGCGCTTGCTTCTTCGCTTTATACGCCATGAATTTTAATTCCATTTCAAGTGCTTCCTGTTCTTCTGACAATTCGGCAACGGCATCTTTGTTGCCTTTGTCACGGGTTAAGCAAGCATCGATGCGTACTAAACGCTCTTTGATTCGATTGGTACGAAGCTGAACGGGCGATAAACCGCTATTGATGGTTTCCATTAGTGTCTCCTAGTCCAAAGTGATTGCGAGCGCTTGAGCGGCGAACTCGGGTGTAATGCCGTTTGACACGACCAGATTTGAAGTCAACGCGCCATAAAGCTGTAGGTAGTTGCCGGTTGACATCATGGTCAAACCAAAGTCAGTCAGTGTCGCGCCGGTTGCGCCGCAAGTAGGGAACGTAATAACGGCGTCATTATCACAAGTCGCTGTTGCACCGGCGACTGTCCAGCCTGCGATACCACGGGCAACAGTTTGGCGCGCGTAGTTAGTGTACGCGGTCTCGTTGGCGGTACTCAGTGTATCCGTATCCGCCAGCGCGGCGGTATGTAGCGATACCTGAACACTGGTCGCCCCTGTTGATGGTTGAAGACCGCCAGCATCACCGATATTGGGCGCGGCGACATTGGTAAAATATAAATCGAGCAGATCAAGCTCGGCCTGGTTGGTTAATGACATAATATTGTCCTCTAAAGGTTGTCCGCACCTTTACGGACTGGTTGAAATTAGGGTTGCTCGCACCTTCACGAGCTGATTAATTTAGTGTTCATCGTGTTATGGAGTTTTCGGCTGAACTCGAAGATATAAATAGCCGATATTCATTTTTCTGAAATATTCACTTTGCGCCTTGGCAAATGCTTCTTCTTTATCGGTTCGGATTAATAGAAAACAAACCGGATATTTATCGGTCAGCGCCGCATAGAACATAGCCTGCCCGGCACATTCGTACATTTTCTTCCGTACCGCCCAATCAAATTCGAATACATGGGTATCCGTTTCACAGTCGGGATAAACCCTGGTTTTTTCATCCGGTAATTCTATTTTAGACTTTGGATTGCCACCGATGATATGGGTATTCGCACAAATGCTATTTGAGTAGTAAACCTCATTACCAAATTCTTGAGCATGAACGGGTAACGCCAGAATAAGTAAAATGAGATACCTCATATACCGACTTTTTCCTTGCAAATTAATTCTCTGTATACCGTTCCGATACAATCGAAATAGTCGGACTTATAGAATTTATGGCATTGCATCGGCGTTTCCCTATGCTCTATGTTTTCTGGACTGGGTTCAGTCTTTACACAAGCGATAACGGCACCGCTGCCGTTTTTTGACAGAAAAAATACCTTCGACCAAATTATCCGGATATATTGACTGGCTGGCATAGGCATTGCTGAATATTAATAGTGCGATGATATATTTCATTCGCTCTCTCGTAAAAGTAGCTCATTAATGAGGTTCTTTATCTCGTCCGTTGACTCCTTGAGATCTTTTTTCAAGTCCTTGGAGTCCTGCTTAAGTTCGTCCAGTTTCTCCTTGACGTTGTTATTTTGGCTAATTCGTAGTTCTCGCTCGTGAGCAATGTCACTGGCGTTTATCTCAGCATGGGTTTCCAATGTATTGAATGAACCTATACCGCTTACAAACAAACCGACAATCGATACAATAACGCCGCTGGTGACATATGGGTGATGTATTTTATTTCTCCGTTCTTCACTCATTGCGTACTCTCAATAATCCCTTTCAGGGTTTCAATTCGTTTTCCTTGATAAAGAATAGTGGTTGCTACTTTTCGATAAACGGGATCGGAAAGACAGGATAATTCAGCATCGGTAATTTCAGGTAATACAATATCGGGCGGAGCCTGCAACACGATAGGGACTGTATCAACCGCACAACTAGCGCTTATTGAAAAAAGTGCGATCAGCAATATTTTTTTCATTATCTTTCAAAGCATCTTGTTCACGTTGCAAACCAATATAACCGGCGTTCTGTGCGGCGTTCTCAGCCTCTCTCGCGGCTTCTTGTGCGTTAGCCCTGTCATTAGCCCTCTTTGCTTTTTCGCTCTGCCAGAAGGCATAGAAGACCGCTACAGCGATAGAGCTAATAGCTGCAAAGATTAGTTTATTTTAGTCAGCATTGTTCTTGTAATGGCTTGACCGCCATTCTCTAGCCAGCCAAACGCTCATCAGCATACCGAAAGCCTGGGCAAATTCAGTAGCCGAAGTAATATCACCACTAAAGTATTTCCAGCAGACCAACCCCAATGGAATGATCAAAAGTTGCATCGTCGTACTTTCACGCGTTTTGCAAATATAGTCATCCTTTCCACCTGGCGCGCCGGTCGCGGCTGTCAATGTGTGTAAATGTTTCGTAGCTGCCTATCCCATGGGAATTCGGATATTGCGATTCCAGATAGGTATATACCGACAATGGAGGTACGTGATCAACCACGATATCCGCTGCCTTGCCCTGAATATGTTGGCTCCTATCGGTCGACCCGATAGCTCTATTGTGGACTAAACACCGGGCCGCGCTGTTGACAGTCACCGGAACGCCGTAATGGTTGCGTATTTTCTCTAATATTTCGAGTAGTGCCGCGTCAACTGTGTCAAAACCGCATCCGCATGAGCAAGCAAACTCTGAGCGATCAAAGTATTGCGATATTTTCATAATTGAATTCGCCCACATACCGCGCAGTTGTCAGTATGGGTCTGTTGGGTTCGGGTAGTGGGTTGAAACTGGAATAAAAAAAGCCCGAAATCGTTAGAAATCAGGATCTTACATTGAATTTAGTGGGTAGAAATCCACCATAGGAATAAAACTACCATATATTTTCGTTTTTTGCAAATAGTTGTATTTAGGCTGTTTTATCTATTAAAACAAAGGCTTCAAGCCGTTTTATCGCCTCGCGCAAATGGGCTGTATAGACGGAATATTCCATTCTCGCTGCCCTTGCTCTGGTTCGTTGCGACTTAAACGCCCATGCAAATCGGATGATCAACACTATTTTTAAATCGTCATTGAATGTATTTATGTATTTACCGATATCTTCAATCTCGTCAAATTCTTCGGTAAAGACTGGCGTCCTGGTTGTCTTGCCGACAAATTCCTTGAGATACGGGCTGAAGTTATACCAGGGGCTTTTATTAAACCGGACTGCTCGGCCCCAATTCTTCAACAGCTTTTCCAGATACGGGCTTATATCCATTAGCTAATCTCGCTAATTTTAATCACTGTACGGCATTCGGTACGCTTGCATTTCTCCTGTTGCATTTTTAAATTGATAACAACATTCGGGTTATCATCGAGTATTAACCCCAAGCCCGAAGGATTCGCTTTTGTCGCACTAACTAGACAATCCATTAACGGTTTTATACCGCCATAACAGTTATCCCAATCCAACAACCTCGAAGCGTACCGGGTTATTGTAATTTCACATTGTTCAATCGGGTATTCCGGAGCCCAGTCGGTTTCAGCTTTGACCAGCCATGCGAATTCATTCCTGAGTCGTTTATATTTCTGATGGTGCATACCTTTAATTTCGTTATTGCTCGGCGTTGCTTTAGGAATGTTAATAATCACAGTTTTAAAAGACCGTTTTCAATCATGGCTCTCTGAGTGCGTATAACGCCTTCTAAGTGCATATATTTCAACTCAAGCAAACTATTGAATGTTTTTATTCGACCGTCTACAGCGTCATGACAGGCGCTACAAGCATATGCTCCGTGTATATCTATCGCCTTCAACCCCATACCCGCGCCATTAATATGCGCCAATACCGTTGTTTCATGGTTGCGATTGCAAACACCGGGTATCCTGATCTGGCAATCATGACCTTTTGCCGACCTGGTGTATTTTGATTGCTTACTTATTAGAAAAACCCCACTAATTTATTATAAGTTTCTTCATCGCTACCCGTGAAAATATATCTCATAGCGGCCTGTATTAGTGACTGATAGCAAGATTCAAATTCGTCCTGATCCATTGCCCCGTATGATAATGATTTAGCCTCTACCCTGACCGCCCCATCAATCTTGTAGAACTCGTTTCTGTATCCGGCTAATACGGTTAGATTTTTTCGGAATAAATCAAACTGACCTTTTTCATCCATAAATTCCCGGTCTGATTTCCAGTGCGCGAAACAGTATTGAAAGAAGGCAAATACTTTACCGTGAAAATGTGGGTTCCTCGGTAATTTCATTTCTATCTCATAAACATTGCCAGTTTTGAATTTATTCATCTGTTCGGCGTCCATATCTGATGCTGGCTCCAACATTCCCCCCGGTTGTTTGATTGCGTTAATTTTCATCGTCGTATTCGTCCGCATGTTTTCTGTCGAAAAATTTACAAAAAGCAGTGAACCATTCGGCAAATGTTTTCATCCTTCTATCCTCTCACATGTGATCGATGAATCGATATTGAGCATGGTTAATATATAAATAATTTCCGTTCTATCGTTCCGGCATTGCTCATAATTATCTCGAATTAATTTAACTAGTTCGTTGTCAGTGATAATGGTCATTAGATAAAATGCGAGCATGAAAAAGAATATGTTTTTCATCTTGATACTCTATTAAAACATCGTCTAACAACATAACTGCGACATATCGATATCACTGTAAACCATGCGCCAATCGATAAATTATCCGATAAAGAAATATGAATATCGAAAAATGGGAATATTAATAATTGGCTGCAAAGTGCAACCATATAACCGATAAATACATTAGTAAGACTCTCAATAAAGCTGTGCTTTTTTGACTGGCTCATACCGAAACCAACCATTCAGGTATTATTATTTTTTCTTGTCGATCATACGTTGATTTTTCAACCACTGCGCCGAGTACGTTTTTCTGTGTGAGTTCCCGCATATGTCCCATCATTTCGGACATGAGTTGATTATGTTGCGCGTCTTTGCGTTTGATATTTTCGACAACTGCGCCCTCTGTATCTGCCGATACGATATAGACGTTTACTTTTTCTGTTTGGCCGAATCTCCACTGTCTTCTTATTGCTTGATAAAATGACTCCCACGAATCCGACAAGCCGACAAATATACAATTATTCGTGTTTTGAAAATTCATGCCGAAACCTGCTATTTTCGGTTTACTGATCAGTTTTTTTAACATCACCGGTAGCAAAACCGATTAGTGCTTTCGTCTTGTGTTCGTCTGTATCACTGCCTTTGACTTCAACCGAATTATTAACCAGATTTTTTAATAACTGTGATTCATCATTCAGGTTGCACCAGATCGCCGCATTATCTAATCCATTAGCCACTTTAGCCGCTGACTGGCATCTATCATTAACTGAATCCTTTCTCGCCCTGTTTCTATCGACAAGTGATAGCGCCGGTTCGACAAATAGAGTTTCTTCAGCCTCAGTTTCGATTGTTATTTCGTGATAATGAATATCAGGTAATTTATAATCAGAATCATCAAAACCTAAATCACTAGGAGAACGTATAAAGATTGCCCAGGTTGATAGCCATTCCCAAAATTTAACCTTCCCGTGTCCCTTTAATCGCCATTTTGATGTATCAGACCCATCGTGGATAAAAAACATAGCCAGCATTTCGACTTGAGACATAACTGATAGAAATTCCGACTGTGTTCCTAATTCCATATAGTCGTTAGGGCTTGGCGTTGCTGTACAGCTCAATTTATACTGAGTATGTTTGAATGATTCTGTTATTTGCTTTCTGAACTTGCCTTGTATTCCTTTTAAAATTGATGATTCATCAAGCACAATTCCGGCGAATATTCCAGCATCGAATTTTGATAATTTTTCATAGTTTGTGATATAAATTCCCGGCTCTTTAACTTCTGAATCATTCGCGACAACTTTAACCGGGCATCTCGGCATAAATTTTTCTGCCTCTCTCTTTGTCTGATGCGATACCGCCAATGGCGCGAGTATCAAGACATACCCGCCAGTGTGACCGCATACCTGCTGAGCCCATGCGAGTTGACATAGAGTTTTGCCTAAACCAGTATCTAAAAACAAAGCCGATCTGCCGCGTTTACATGCCCATTTAACGCAAGCCAACTGGTGAGGCATTAGTGCTTTTGGCAAATTACCATCAGCAGCAAAACCTGATTTTAATAATGTGATTTCCTTGTTATCTAAAAACGATGAATAATTCAAAATAACTCCTCCTGAATTTTATTAGCCATCGCCATATTCCTTTTTGCTAATTCAAAATAACTCGCTTTCAATTCAGCGCCGATAAACTTCCTACCCATCTGGACAGAAACATATCCCTCACTCCCTATCCCCATAAATGGAGACCAGACAATATCGCCCGATTTAGTCCAAAGCTGCAAAGATCGCTCGATTACATCAAGTTGTAACGGACAAATATGTCTCTCGTCGTCGCTTGCCCTGGCCGTTTGGTATTGCAAAGTATTGGTTTGTCGGATATCCATCCATATAGGCGATGCATACCTTTGCCAGATATCTATCACCGATGCATTTTCATTTTCAGGGATATACCCATTTCTGTATTCGTCATATTCGACCGGTTTGAAATTTGGTGGTATGTCTTCGCCGACAAAATGATTCAACGGGCCAGTTACAGGATTATCGTTATATCCAGGCTTTCGCATCACTACCAGATAATCGGCAATTCCCTGGCGGCTCATTGCCGAGTCTTTTTGTAATTGCTTATGCAATAGACCGAGTGCTTTTGTTCTTTGCATAGCAACCACTGGATCTTTCCATATGCAAACTTCTGAATGATAATAAAACCCGGCATCTGAATAAGACCGGATGATTTCGCCTCGAAAATCTCTTATACCGATATACCCGTGATTGGTCTTAGAAGTCGGTAAATTCATACAATGAATGGCTACCAATCGACCTGGCTGCATTACCCGGAATTGCTCCCGAATCAAAAATTTATAATGGCTCCAAAATTCATCCGATGTTCTACTGTTACCCATGTCCCTATCAGAATTTGAATAAGTGTATAGCGTTTCGAATGGTGGGCTGAATATTGAAAACCCGACCGAATTACTTGGTAATGATTGAGCTATCTCAACCGTATCAGCGTTGTATATCGAGTAGTCGTCGGTCACTACCTGATTAATAACTTCCAGTTTTTCAGCCGTGTTCATATAGACCTCCTTAAAAACAAGTCAAGCGGACTCGGCACATACTCAACCTTTTTGGGTTTGGTTGACCATGGCGTATCGGTACGAATTATGCTCATTAATTTCGACAGACATTCATTAGAACAGGTTTTAGTCCCTGTCCCTTTTTTTCTTACCGCAAACTACGCAACTCATCATTTCCTCCGAATTTAATTATCCAGCAATCGTTCTGCGTACAAACCAATAGTTCCTTCATACCCGCTCCGGTATAAAATCCAGTCGCAAAAATAAGCGTTAGTATTAGCGCGACAAACAACGACCTGATGATCATTTCAGACACCGCGCCTTTGCTCCTTTGGCTGTTTTAAAAACACCGAATATTTCAAAAGGATTGACACGATAGGCTGTATATCGATCCAGGCTTTTGTGGATACGATACGGGCCTGAACTGATACTCTGGCCGCTTTTGCATTTGATGAGTGACCATTTCATTTTTTATAGTCTTCATCGTACCGAGGCCCGGGAATCAAGCTCGGCGGCTTCTGTTCTTCGCGTTTCGGCTCTTGCCTGTTTTGCTCGCACAGAAAACACTCAGGGTTCTTGCCGCCGCATAGTGGGCATTTTTCTTCTTCGGTCATTTGTTCCACCGGATAAACGCTGTTGTTTTAAACCGCTCGGTTGGTGCCGCCATTGGTTTTCTATTCGGAACGCCCACAAATTTCGCGTAAGCATCGCGCTTGAGTTTCTTAAACTTCCGAACGTATTTGGGTAGTTTCACCGCAGCCACCCTTTTTCCCGCAAAGTCGCAGCGCGACTACGAATCGCATAAACGCCTAAACCCAAAACTTCACAGGCTTCTTTTTCAGATATGCCGGTTTTTAATAACTGCAATGTTTTTTTCTGCATATCCGTCAATGGGTCTTTAACTAAAAACCTGTCCATACCCTGCTTGAAGTTAAACAGGTCTATTGCAGTGTGTTGGTTCATTGGTAGCCACCTTGCGGGTATTGAGTTTCGAAGCGCCAGCTTAGGTTTTGCGAGTCAGGGCCGCCGACAAATTGAAGCCCGTTTTCACGAAACCACAATGCAATCTGTCCCTCCCATTCGCCATGCCGTTGCTTGCAAACCTCTAGTGTTTGGTCTGGCTCAAATTTATCGACCGGTTTATTTTGTTCTGATTTTTCTTTTTTCGATTTATTGGTTTGCACGAGGAAAACATTGTCAACCAGATCGGTTATCTCGCCGCCGCCCTTCACGTCCATTTTTGATAATTTTTCTTTTTCGTCTTTGCCTTTTCGAACATGGTGAACGAGATGAATATGCACGTTGAACGCTTTGGCCATGTAGGATAATTTATCGATAAAGTCCTTTTGCGCGGTGAAGTCGTCAAGCGAAATTCCGCATTTCACCAGCGAGTCAATCGCGATATGTTGCATTTTTAATTCCTTCGCCGCGTATCCAACTAACCCTAAAATTCGGTCAGAAGGTACGGAGTCCTGCTGATCGTAAAGCCATATATTCTCGGTTAAGTCGAAAAAACGGTTGAGGTATTTTTCATCCGGTTTATTGCTGCCCAGTGATTGTTTTACCATTCGCTCCAGGGTTGCTTCGGGTTTCATTTCCAAAGACGCGATTAGTATTTTTATTTGCGCCGGAAGCCAGAGCAAAACCTGGCCGAGAAGCATCGATTTTTTATGCCCGTTAATTCCCGCCCAGATCGAAACTTCTCCAGGTCTCAAACGAACAAGGTCGAAGGTTTTGTACCACGGCAATTTTTCACCCTCGACTCGGAACCCGTTTTTTATGCGGTCAATAATTTTATTTTTGAAGTCGGTCGGAGGTCTCACATGCTGGCTTTCTTGAACGCCAATAAAGTCTTCGAGGTTTAAATTATTCGGCAAGATATTCATAGCGCACCGTCCCCGAATACACGAACTGATCTGCCATTGATAAATCCTTCAATTTTGTCCGAATCTTTAAAAATTACATGAACGCCATCGTAAACCTTACCCCTGTCATTTTTACCCATGTGCCATTCATCAGATGAACACCCATCGATTGCAAGTTTTAAATTCTCAACCGTGTGAGATTCCAAGGCCTTGTTAATTATCCGTTTACGGCTGATATCGAAAACAGCCTTGTCGTGTTTTAGTTTTTCCTTCCAGTATTCAAATACTATTTCGGCACCGTTGGGCTTCAGCTCAACAATATTCTTCTCTTCTCTTCTCTTCTCTTCTCTAGGTACGGTTTCGTACGGTTTCGTACGGAGTAAATATCCTGCTCGTACAAGATCGTCCAAATGAATCCTTTTTGCGCCTAAGAGCCTTGCAAACCAAGCCTCGTCGCCTTCTATCTCTCCATGTTTCTCTGCTGCTAATAACCAAAGTTTTATCAGATGTAGTTGCGATAACTCAGAAAGCTGATTGAACTTGAAGTCATTGATCAATTTTGTGTGTAGTTTTATCCAATGTAGAGGCCGGTCATCCTTGTATTGTTGGAAATTTTTCCAGTTTTTAACGGTATATTTCATGCCGAATATCCCTTAATTTGTTGCAATCGGTTGAAGTTCTGCCTGTTTTCTTCGTCCTCTTTTGGGCTAAATCTATGACCGTTTTTTATCATGCTGATGTAATTCATCAGTCGAAATTCAAGGTTATTTTTTTCTTCTTCCAGCCTGGTTTCTCGCTTTTGGGACTGGTTTTTATGTGGATCGTCATTGAAGCTATGCGCGTCTTTTTCAGGGAATAGATCGGACATTTGCAGGCCCATTGACCCCATTATTTCTTCTGGAGAACAACCCGCGAAACAGTGGATCAAAGTATGTCCGTCAGCTTCTTCCTTAACGCTTAATGAAGGCGATTGATCGTCATGCCCAGGGCAACAAGCCATCCATCGACCAGGGCCGTTTTGACGTACTTTAGAGAGATGGTTTAGGAGTGTTTCGGCTGACATTTATTGACGTACTCACTGAAATTTTTAACCTCTTGTTCCGTCAAATAAATGATCTGCGGCCTACTTCCTGGTAGCCGTTTTTCGATGAGATAAAACCCATTATGGCGCGTGAAATTAACCGATGTTTTGCCGGTTTTGATATGAGTTACAGCACCCATTACACGACCGCCTTAATAGTTTCTTGCCGCTGAATCTGTTCCAGCATTTTTTTCATAGACTCACCCATTTGGATAAATTCGCGCTGGAGTTTGGCTTTTTCGTCTTCGGGCTCTATTCGTTCTGGTTGCGATAAATTCGCTTCCTGACAAATAAAATAAATAGTGGCGAATGAATTACCCTTGCTCGCCTGTTTGATAATTAAACTAACCTGGTCAGGTTTTAGTTCTTGCTGGTGGTGTTGGTTTAAACACCGCGCCAGCTTCTCTCCTGCTTTGTCTGGCGGCATTTCGGCATATAACAGTGAGCCCACTACCTTGTTACCTCCGCAAGCCTGTACGTCCGTCTGGAGCGCCTCGTAAACGTCTTCATGGAACAATGATTGCTGGTTCATACAAGTACCCTCAAGATGCTTGTATGGTCTTGTAAGCACTTAATCTGTATAAAAAAAAGCGAGGTAGTTATCCTACCCCGCAATAAACCAACAGCACATGAGGAGGGGGCTTGCTGTTGGAGCATGGAAATCATGCGGCTTGTTCACCATCAGGGAAAAGTAGTTTTTCTAGTGATAACTCGGGGTACTTATCAATGATTAACTTAGCGACATTTTTTGATACATCACGCCTACCAGTTCGGATATGTGATATCTGTCCCATCGTGCAATTGATAATCTTCCCGGCTATTACTGTGCCGCCAGCCATTTCGATAAATTTCTCAAATTCTATATTCATAAACGAACTATACGATACGTATATATACAAGTCAAGTATTATTCTATACAATATGTATCCAGCAGCCAGGGCAGTATTATTTATACTAACTGCCTATTTCTCGCAAATAAAATATAGAGATTGATAATATGGCTGCCGATTGGACAGATAGAGCAAAACAAGGGTTAAAAAGAAAGGGTTATGTCTATAAAGATTTGGCCGCTGTATTAAATGTAACCGAAGGCGCGGCGTCGCATTACCTAAACGGAGCCAGAGAGCCTAGTATTAATCAGGTAAAGGAGATAGCAAAAATGATTGATTTATCCGTATCCGAACTATTAGGAGATGACGCGGTGTTCATTAGTGACAAAAAACAAATAGAAGCATTAACAATAATTAAGCAACTACCAGAAGATAAAAAAGAAATAGCATTACGTTTATTAAAAACGCTCGCCGATCCTGAGTAAACCCTTCCTTATTTTTTATTAATTAAATATTTACGCTGTTTCTATACGATTTGTATTGACTTGGTTATATACGTACTGTATATTTAACCCATACTCAAATACACAGGAGCGGAAAATGAAAATAAAACAGTATTTATATATCACTGACCCAATAGCTTTTAGTGATGGGTGTCGGAATTGTCTCCAGCTTTCGCAATACGATGATCTCGGGGTTCACGGAAGTTATACAAAAGAATGGATAATGGCTGGTGAAGTCGAGTTTGACGTTGATATTGATATCGATGATGTTTTTGTAAAAGCGGTTGAAGAAATTGACCACGCAGAAGAAAAGGAACGCGCAGAACATCAGGTGAAAATGGATATCCTGAAGGAAAAGCGGCAGAAATTACTGGCTATCAGCTACGAGGCCGCGTAATGAATACTAACGGATATCTTGAGTTTGAAACCGAGGTTGAATACACCGTTTATCCCGGCGAGCCTTGCGTTATGTGGGGCGATAATGCGCATCCTGGTTGCGATGCCGAAATCGAAATTAATGCTGTAATTTGGCGTGGGATCGATATCACCGAAAAACTAACCGATGATGAATTTCAGATCATCGAGAAACAATGCTGGGAAGACCTCGAAGCAGAAAAAGAGCAAGCAGCTATCGCACGATACGAAGCGATGTCAGCATAATGTTTGCCATCAAAATAAAAGGCTTCAAACAGGATGACTTCGTTCGGGACTCAAACACGCGGAAAGTCATTAAGTATAGAACCAAAAAAGCGGCAGAACTCGAACTTGACTGGATGCAACATGGATACGCGGATCGGAAAGACTGCGAGATTGTTCCCTATAGCGAAGTTTCGGCATGAGCCGCGATTACGTAATAATCACCGGGCTTGTTTTGGCACTTGGTGCCGAGCCTATTATTTTTAAATTCATCGGCGCGTTGCTGATGTTTACCGTTATCCGGAGTCAGAGTGAATAAAGCGATACAGGTTATTGATGCCGCAAAAGATCAATTTATCAGTATTAATGAGTTGTCGCCAGAGACTACATTAATTTGGAAATCAGAGGCGAATTTTGCCATGCAATCGGTTTATAAGAATGACTACACGTTAAAAGCGTTCCAGGGTAACCCAGGTTCGCTGAGGGACGCGATTATTAATGTGGCGTCCATCGGGCTTAGTTTGAACCCGGCAACCGCATACGCCTATCTGGTGCCGCGTGATAACTCCATCTGTTTGGATATATCGTATAAAGGTCTTATAAAAATGGCCACCGATACCGGTTCAATTATGTGGTGCCGGGCTGATGTTGTTTATGATAAAGACTCATTCGAATACAAAGGCCCAGCAGCCGCGCCGGTTCACACAGCAAAACCCGTTCGATAAAGATCGAGGCGATATAGTTGGAGTTTATTGTATTGCGAAAACCTGTGATTCGGATTATCTCGTCGAAGTAATGACCGAGGCCGAACTATTGGATATTAAAATGAAGTCCAAGTCTACCACCGGCAATGGCGCGAAGTATTCACCCTGGAACACATTCCCGAATGAAATGCGGAAAAAAGCAGTTATTAAACGGGCCTCGAAAACATGGCCTCGAACTGATAGACACGAACGGCTGGCGAAAGTAATTGAGCATGTAAACCATGAAGAAGGCATTGACTTTGATAACGCGCCAAGTGAAGAAGATATCAAACTAATTGACGAATTACTCCATGAGAGAAACGGCGCAGCATTGGCAAACCTACTGGACTGTGACGCTGAAAAAGCACTCTACTGGGGAACTATTATTAAAAGTTTCGCTGGGAAAGGCCAGATAGGAAAGCACCAGGAAATGGTTCAAGGCTGGAAGCATGAGGCGATCGATTACGTGCTAACTGTTGCAAACATTATCCAGAATGAACCCGAAGAAACTGCAATGGAAGCCTACAGCGAAATGAACGAACACGAATTAAAACTATTCTGGCGGACTATTTCACCAGACGCCAAAATTAATATCGAGAATATTTTGCACTCAATGGCGCTACCTAATGATTAAAGTAATCTATCACGCCGCTGGATTCAGCGTGGGAGGAAGCAAATGAATAATAAAAGACCCAAGCCGACACAGGAAATGCAGATTGTTTACAGCGAAGGCAAAAAAATATTGCCCGCCAATAAATCCGACCAGGCCATCCGCCACAAAAAAGCGCTGGACGAATTTGAAGCGCGTCAGCTCGAAATGGAGCGCGGCCAGGATGATGACATTAATTAGGAATGGAGCGCGGCCAGAACCGCGTGAAGCCCCGTTCCCTACCGCACGGGCATTAATTTCAAAAGATGATAATTAGATATGATGGGAAAAGTGAACAGCGTTATATATCAGGATGAATTGATGGAAATGGCCGATGCTGGACAGAAAAAAACGCTGGTGGATTGGTTAAATAATAATGGCATTGTCTACATGGAATCCAGAAAAGGCAGGGTTAGGACTACCATCGAGGCCATAAATAAAGCTATGATGGAAGACAAAGATCAAATAATAGAGTTTGGCGATGGGACGGAATCGTAAAAAATCAAACCAGAAATTACCTAAATATGTCTATGTGAATCGAGGTAGGCTAATTTATCGCCCGCCTGGTTGTAAAGATATTGTAATGGGTTCGGATAATATGTCGCTGCCTGATGTTTGGGATCACTATAAACAGCTCACAAGCAGTTCTCAGGACACTTTGCAATATATAGTAGCTGAGTACCTGAAATCCAATTCACACGCTAAGAAGCAATCTAAGCGCCAAATAGAGCAAGGTTTGGAACGGCTACTATCAACTCCTGTCGGCAAACTGGAATTTAAGCAGGTAAAGATTAAAAACATTACGCCTGGCGTGATCCGCAAATATCTTGATTATCGAGGAAACATATCAGCGAACCGAGAGATAGCTTACCTATCATCGGCATGGGCCTGGTGTTATGAACGCGATAAAGTCAGAACCACGAACCCTTGCAAAGGCGTTAGAAGAATCACCGAAAAAGCCAGAACCAGGTATGTTACTGATGAAGAATATCAAGCTGTTTATAGCAATGCCGCACCAATGGTAAAAGTCGCTATGGAATTGGCTTATTTGTGTCGTATGCGAATATCAGAGGTATTAGATACCCGGGTAAAGGATATTGAGGATAAAGGGCTTAATACGAGGCGTTTAAAGGGTTCTGACAGTGCTTTAACATTATCATCACCTAGACTAGATGAAGCCATAGAACAGGGCTTAAAAGGCTGTATACGAGTTCCTGAGATGCCTATTGTAAACCGCAAAGGCTCTGATGTGCGTTATGACGCATTCCATAAGCTATTTATTAAAGCGTCCANGGGATTCGACTTCACTTTTCACGATATCAAGGCAAAAGGCGTTTCTGACTTTGATGGTGACAAAAAAGCAGCGTCAGGGCATAAATCGGAATCAATGGTCAGAGTGTATGACCGCAAGCGAAAATCGGTTAAAAGCGACGAAATAAAGCTATTGCACAAACCTTCAATAATGGTTGATCGTTGATCGGTTTGGTTCCTATAGGAATAGGCATCATTCCGTTAGAGCCTTAACGGAATCAACTAAAGCGACGAAATAGTTTAATTTATTGTGTATTAAACCTTGCATATATAGATTAGTTGTGTATAATAACAAATATAGACAACCGCAACGAGGAAATAAAATGGAAAACAAAGAGTTAGCTATTGAATTGGGGAAGCGCGTTAAACAGTTGATTAAAAAAGATAGTTCGCTATCTAATGCAATATTCTGGGAATTTATTTACGAAAAAGTTGAAGATGCTATCGAGGACGATCTTACTAAAATGTACTTACTCAACAGGTACATGATGGATATTAGGCTTGGCGGGTTGCGTGTAATTCGTGATCGAAAAAAGATAAATAACGAAGGCGATTATTACACTATAACCGGAGCACAGCACATTATTGCTGTCAGAGTACCCGAATTACCCGTTGCTGGATCAGTTGTAAAAGAAAAAATTTATTTTCGACAAAGATGGCGGCGTTAACTTTACTGATAGAAGAAATATATTTGATACATTTTGTAAAGATCAAAAATTAACTAATAAAAAACAGAAAGACTTTAAATCGTTCTTGCAAGATAAATTAGGAATAGACGATGCAATCAACCGTATTTTAAGCGCAGACGCGATGAAAGGTGCAGCCGATTACGTGTTAAGGAATAAAATATGCTTTCAAGCAAAATGGAACGGAGTTGAAAACGTGAAAGCTCTTTTAAACGATGTATAAAAACAAGCAGCGCGTCTTACCAGGGCAATTAATGAACTCACATCAGAAATCAACCAGAGGCGGCCCCAGAGAAGGGGCCGGTAGACCCAGGCAGGAAGAAGGTATTCAAAAGCGGCGTAATATTTCGCTATCTGACCGACTCACCGAAAAGGCTAAAAATATCGGGGAAGGCAACGTATCGGATGGCATCAGGAAAGCTATTGAGGCTTATCGAGAATAATTATTTTGTGAACATTAATGTTTTATTTTGTTACTTTTTTGGGAAATGAAGTTGTGCGGAAATTTTCCGCACAACATAAGTCATTGAATGATATAAAGAAAAATGGTGGGCCGTGGGCGATTCGAACGCCCGACCAATTGATTAAAAGTCAACCTTAAAAACCACCAAATTCAAATACTTACCCTATATTATTCTGTGAATTAAGCGCCAGGTACAAGGTATTAATCAATAACCTACGTGATTATTTTGTGAGTTTATTTAATATTGTTTGTTTATATTATTTAGTTGTGATTTAGACAATTAATTAACACTTCTTCCAAATCCAATACTATTGTTTTTAATTAGCTGGAGATACTGTTGATACATATTGGGCAACCCATGTTCCAGGCGTTCCTGCCACAGTGCAAATCCAGTGATCAAGAACCATATTATTAACATCGACCGATGGTGATATATTCCATACTCTATCACCTAGTAGCCATGTTCCCGATGTAGGAATAACATCACTATATACAAAATCAGGTTTTATCGAGGCTGTTGGTGTCTTCTCCAAAATTGGAGTTTTAACAACATAATCAGGATCATCAATGGATGATATTCTAAAACTGTTTAGTTGTGGGCTTAGGGTTCCTTTAGAAATACCAATAAACGCTCTTTTAACATTATCATGAAATTCAACTACTACATTTGATGTGCTATCTGATCCTGATCTATATCCATTCCCTGACACAGATAAAGTATTGTTTGACTTTCCTATAGCATAAGATGGAGCTGTCCCTGTCAGTAATAAATCATTGGCGTCATAACAAACAACATATAGTCTACCACCTGAGCCTGTGTATCCACACGACATCATAAATTGTTTATTTTCTGATGTGTCTACTACAGCACCCCATAGCTCTGGTTTGACTGATGTTATTGTGAGTATCTTCTGCATTCAGAGTTACCGTAGGCCCCATTATATTTCAAGACCCCTGTGGTAGTATCTACAGCAACCATCCCACTTGTTATATTAATTCCTGCACTATGTAGTGCAGTCTTATTTCTGAGATTATCAATCTCGAAGATAGTCTTACTATTGTACTCGGCTATTTGTCGGCTGTATTTGACTACATTGCCAGCAAACCCATTATTGGTAACGGCGTGTGATGTTGAATTAGAATATCCTATAGTAACCTCGTTTTCATCACATCCAGCATCAAACACTGCAACAACTTCTGTGCCTTCACTCCTACAATTAATTATATGATTCTGTANAGAGTCAAACATCGTNACACCGAACGTTTTCCCTGCACCTGTATCTGCTTGATTNAACTCAAATGAAGGTTTCAGAAATATATTATTATTAACCTGACTTAATCCCGATACTCCAAGTCTGACGCCATATCTTGATAGTGTGCTATTTACTCCAGTAAATACTGTAAATCTACCACCAATAAAATTATTTTCATTTACCCAACCAGTGCCAGAGGGTTTTAGATCAACGCCATATTGGTTGCCATTCATATCGCCTAAAGATACATTGTTATAAACAAAACCTTGGTTATTTCCTGAACACTCAAGACCAACTGTAAATTTAGATGCTTCTCTTATATTTAATATTTTGTAGCATGCATTCGCGTTTATCAATCTTATCCCGATACATTCAGCTTGAGTCCAATCTGAATTGGTTTGCTTGGTTACTGCCAGGTTGATATTTGCTTCAAATATGACTTTTGAAGTTTCTCCAATTACTATTGCAGGCTGTGTATCAACACCAGTATATATCATTGTTCCAGTAAAATTAATGTCTGGTATTCTTGATTCTGTTGATACAGTTACAGTTAGTGTACTACTGAATTGTAAATCTACGTCACAAGCAATCACCGCATTATTCACACTAGAAACAATAGACTCTGCATAATCTATAGCACCCTGTATAGATTTTGAATTATCAAAAGAACCTAACTTTGAACCTGCCCACAAAACATTAATAGATCCATTATATATTCTCATCCAACAACCACTACCAGTACCTACCGTAAACCACGTTGTTTGAGCAGTAGCATCCCACAGAGCAAGGTTAGCTGTGTTGGTGGGGTCTATAATAGTGATACCATTATGATTGGCCCTGCTTTGTGTCGAGTCATAATAAAACTCACCACCGCCCTTGTTTAGTGTTGAATGAAAACTAATAAGACTGGCGGCATTAAAACGGGTTGTATCGAGGGCTATCAAATCCGCCATGCTATTAACTTGTTCCGGCGTGGTGATCCCTGATGTGCCGTTGTCCGTGTTGATATACTTTTGCACGTCAGCCGAGTCAGTAACCGCTAAAGCATATTTACCTGGCACCCATATTTTATTCGTAGCCTGACCATTGGCATTGGTTATCTGTGGGTTCGAGATCGCTGTGGTTAAAGCCCTGTCTGAATAGATAGTGATCTGGTTGGCTAATATCTTTGGATCGAGTCCAGGTGTACCGATATATATTTTGCCATTGACCAATAGCTCTCCGGTTGTCTGGTCAAGGTATTGGGTATTCTCATCTATCAAACTTGGCATGTTAATTGCTCACCGTTCTCGTTTACTATTTCAGAACCGTTTAAGTCCCATTGAAAACCATCAAAACAGACAAAAGGGTTTAGTTGAACCGGGACTTCTACAGTTTCTACGCAACCGGTTAATAAAAGTATGAATAGGTAGCGCATTAGTCTGTTGTGAAACCACAGTACATTAAATTTGATTCTATTCTTATTGTATTATTCATAAGTAATAACCGACAACACGGATTTGAATAACTCCACTAGCAGTTAAACCGCTCCGCCATATCGCATATTGGAAATCTTGATTTGAGTCCAATGGCACTGTAAATTCACCTGAGTCCCTCGCCGATGATGTTGCTGATTGTGATGATATGGTTGATACCCTGTATTGACTAGAATTAGCAGGTACACCAGTTAGTCCAGAATCATTAAAAAATAAATTTTGTTGCGCTAGATCGTCAGAAACGCTACTGTAAAATCTTATTATCGCTGTTTTTGCACCAGTGCCGTTCAATGAAGCAATATTAGCGGTTGTCCAATTTACAACCGCAGTACCTACATCGTTTATATCTGGTGTAGATGGTGGAGATATATTAACCCTGTTTATTAAAAACCTGTCGGTTCCAGCATCATCGGTATATACCAATGAATTAGGTGTATCATTTTTAACCCAAAGATAACCATTCCCCGCTGATGGTGTACTTGAATGATCGGCTTTTTCTGGTAGAACTATATCACCCAATACTACAGCGTTCTTAGATACACCTATACCACCATCCGTATGAATAGACCCTGTTATTCCAGAAGTCGAATCTATAACACCATCTACGGAAACGCTATCGCCTACAGTAAGACCACCACTGAAAACAGACGATAATACATTCGACTGAATTTCAAACCAGTCATCGGTTAAGTTATAAACAACAACTATTTTCTGGCTGGCTTTGATATCACCGGCCGCCATCACCTGGTCATGTCCCTTCCTGATCGATTTAGCTAACAGAGTGTCTATTTTAAGCGTCATAGCGCCGGTATTATCGGCTGGCTGTGTGTAGATATAGGTTTGCTGATCGACCAGTGTGGTGACCGTGGGAGAGCCTGTGACGGTTACATCATTAATACCCAATGCGTTGATTAGCTTGGTATTGCCGACCTGTTCTTCAAAGCCGTTCTGTATCTCGCTATATTTCTGGACATTGGCCGAATCTTCGACTTTGAAGGAGTAAGTCCCAGACAGCCAAATCTTATTGGTTGCTCGACCATCAGACCCGATAACTTGAGGATTAGCCAGGGGAGTACCCTGTAATTCCCGATCTGGATAGATGGTCTTTGGGTTTAGCTTGGCATCCAGTCCAGCGACTCCGATATATAAAAACCCACCGATAAGTAATTGTCCTGTGGTTTCATCCGTGAACTGGATTGCTTCGTCAAATAACTGGCTCATATTAAATTATTCATAATGTTGTGTTAAACTGCGCCGATGTGGGAATCGTTTATATCTTTAGAGGATAATTAAATGGGAACTTTCATACTTTTGTTTTTTGCTGGACTAGCTGTATATATACTAATTGACTGGTTAGCTTGCCTTGGTGACGGTAAAGAAAACACGCCCGAACAAGAAAAAAGAATAATAGTATTACTATAAGAAAAAGAGTTAATTATCTAATTGCGATTGTAATAAATCTTCAATATTATTCGTTAGCTCTGATATTACCGTCAAAGCACCACCCGACAAGTTTGAGTTTCTTCGATACTTCTGCTGTCTTTTTGTAAGTTATGAAGTATTAAAGCTGTTTTGGCTTTAACTCTGGGATTGCCCACAACAGCCGCAGTTGTACCTACAGCAGAACCAACTGGAGAGCCTGTAGCCGCACCTGCGCCGATCTTCGCCGCCGTATCCAGGCTTATAAAGTTTCTATTATCAAGTCTGCCTACTACGCTTTCCAGTTCCTCACCTAGTTGCAATAGATTCCCTTCTCTCCTATTTATTTCCTTAACATTGTCATCAATGGATTCAAGTGATTTACGCGAAGACCTGACAATACTTTTTTTAGCTTCGGTTTCCGCAAAGTTAGCACTGGTCTGACTCACATCAAATTTAATTCTCTGATATGCCGACCTTTTTAAATCCTGAGCCTCTCTCGGAGTAAGTTTTGATTTATTTATACTTTTTAATTGTTCATCAAAAGCCTTCGCCACTTTATCAATTCTTGCCAAGTCGCCAGCGGCATCTAATTTAGCACCACCTAAATCACGCCTTAATTGTTTCAACTCTGTGAATAATGCTTTCTTTGGTATTAACAAGCCACTTGAAGTCGCATCGTCAATTATTTTATTTAAACCAGCGTCTAGTTTTGTAATTTTCTGAGCTATTTTCTCCAATCCCCGAACAGTCGGCATAATACCTTCACTTAGGGCTGTCTCTGTGGCTCTTTTGCGCTCTTTCTGACCTAAAGATGGTTTGAATTTAAGCGCAGATTCGAGCATTTTAGCGGGTAACTCTTTGGGTATTAACTTCCCTGACTGAACGACTGCTTTTGCAAATACCGGGAATGATCCGCCGAATAATGATCCAGTTAATGTACCTTGAAATCCTTCTTCTACAGTACCTTGAGAAAAGAAATTTTCTTGATCAGCATTGCCGACTCCTACTGCCGTACCAATTTTAGCGCCGGATGTAACGCCATGAGTGATTGCCTGCTTTAAAGTATTAACACCCGCTGACCTGGCTAGACCTGCACCACCCGTAGCGAGTCCACCGGCAAGTTCTAAACCCATAGCCGTACCTGGGTTAGCTTCTTTGAATTTAGCGTGATCTTCCCTGAATGAATTACGCGCATCGACCATTAAAGCACTAAATGTTTTGTCGGAAATAAAAGGCGATGCTACCGCCGCCGCGATAAATGATTGGATTTCATCATTAAATCCAAGTGTTGCGCCTTTTAACGCTGACTGTACCGAACCTTCTACAAAATCTCCTGTTGTTGGCTCCTGTTTGTTATGTTCGAACACCTGCGGGATGAACTTTTCGCCTTGGGTTTGTGGTGCTGGTTGGTCTGAAAAAAGATTATTGCCAGCCGGTTGTTCTACAATAGGGTCATCAGCGAATAAATTACGAGCCACTTGGGAACCTCCTTTTTAATTCTTCCAATACCTGTGGGCGGGACATGTTGTTGTCTTTCATGGTTTGCCTGATGTCTTGTTCAGTCGCGTTAGCTCTGGATAATAGGCTGGACAAATCGGTACGTTGTTTTTCCAACCATCCAGCTTGTGTGCCGCCATTACTGAGGAATATTGCCTGGTCTTCAAAATATGTTGCTAATTTACGCTTTGCGGCTATAGCGTCATTTGTCCAGTCTATTAAATCATCACCCTGTAAATTTGTTGGCAATGCTACCGATAGCGCCAAATCTAACTCACCCGCTGATAATGCACCGAATTTAGCGGCTCCAACGACATCCAGCCCCAGTCTTTTTTGTAGTTGTTTTAATTTTATTGTTGCGGCTTTAATACTTGGAAATAAATCAGTTATCGGGCCTGTGTTTGCCCCTTCGCCGACAAGCGGAATAACTTTCTCTAAATTAGTTATATGTTGTCTGAGCTTATCTACAGTTTCAAATGCGGATTTTGATGTGGATTCGGCATTTTTTACTTGTTGTATGCTTCTTTCGGTTTCAACTCTCAAATCCTGAGTTGCCTTTTCCCGATCCGCTTTTATTTTTGCTGACCGATCAATAACATCAACAGCGGCCTGACCTGTGACAACTTCACCAAACCTATTGGTTACTTCTTCCTTGCCATTTGGCAATACCTTTCGGGTTCCACCGCCCTCTAAAAATTCAGATATTGCGCTAGCTAAACCTTCTTTTGTTTTATCAGCCTGATCTTGAGTTAAAAAGCCTTTACTAACGTCTGATTGCTCTTTGCCTTTCTTCGATAATGGTTGCGGGTTATTCGCCTTCAACACTTCACCAAACAAACCGGCTTTATTGCCCATTGCGGTTGCTGCGCGGACAATATTAAGTCCAAGTTGTGTGGGAGTATCGGCGTTCAAAGCCTCGATAAATACGCTACCATCACGACCGGCTTGTATCTCCGCACTGCCTAACTTTGCAAGCTCGGCTCTTTGTTTACGGGGATCTGACATACCAACAATACGGCTTAATTGCGTAAACATTCCCGCCGCTCGGTTCTTCTGGTCTGTTATCTGTTTGACCTGTGCTAGTCGCGAGTCTTCCCGGTCGTTCTCCGCTTTCTTAAATAGCGCAGCTTTGACCGGGTTTAAAGCTTGTTGGAGACTGGCAACCAGTGAACCACCGGGAGCCGTTACTATGTTGGTGTCTACTAATGGCATGTTATTTCCTTAATATAGCAGCACTTCCCAGAGTACCACCGAGATTGAGTAGATTCTGAATACCCGAAGCCTGTGACTGAGCGCCGCCTAAAAGTCCGGAAGCCGTTGCATTAGCCGATCCCGTTATACCCTGACCCTGTGCCATAGTTCCCTGTGTGATCGCGTTGATAATGCCCTGTAGTAGTCCTGACTCCTGACTACCTGTTTGTGCTGCCGCATTGAGCCCGGTCTGAGCTAAATTGTTCTGCCGACCGAATAGCTGGTTTTCAAGCTGAAAGGCCAAGTCTGTCGGTAGTGCCGATGCTGACTCCAAAGCCGTACCCGAACGGGTTAAACCACCGGCTGAAAGCTGGCCCTGTAATGCTCTTTGCCGCTCGCCAATCAGTGATTGGAAATGATCACCTCCTAATATTTGGGAAATGGTGTTATCCATCCCGCCTAATGTTGATGATTGGGTTAAACCGGACAAAGCATTCTGCCCAGACTGAAGGAAAGGCGCGAAGTTCTGCTGAGTAATTCCAAGCTGTTGCTCGATTAACTTCCGAATTTCCGCTTGTGACTCAGCGTTTAAGCTGTGCGGACTCACGGATAGCATCGGACTGCAATTGACCAGCATGACTGGCCGCATCTGCGCCTGATTGACCCGTAACACCTTTGATAAAACTCGAAAGAACACTCATTTTACACCTATGAAATAATTACTCGATCCTGGCTTCGCCGCCAGTTCGTACCATCAGAAAAGGCGGTTGTATATCCGCCTACCTCGTCTGTCACCGCTATTAAACAGCCGGTACACTTTGAAGCAGTCGGCACCGTGGCCACCGTGTATTCGTTTAATTTGCCCGTATTCAAAGCCAACTCAATTGACCCGAATAAAGACTGTATCTGTTGAGACAATTTGCCTTCTTCTATAACCACCTGACCAATGGCTGGTACGTCTATTATCGGCTTATTGCTCATCGTGAATTAATATATAATTTAGTGCCGGAGAAGTTGATATCTTCACCGGTTGAAAGACGATAACCCATGAACCGATCGTAAAGTCCCAGACCTCCGGGATAATTCCATTCCAGCTCGGTCATGTAGTTACCGATGGTCCCCGTGTTGCGATGAAATGGCGGCGAATACAAAACATTATCATCCGACATTTGTAAAGATACCGATCCGATAGTAGCGTTATAGCCTTGAGATATATGATATTCCAAACTCTGAACCGCAAAAGACTTATCCGACTCAAAGCCACCATCGATAACCCGCACAAATGAGTTCCCGGAGTCTTTATTTACCGCGTCCAGCTTACTGAAATTACCCGCGTAAAAAGAGTAGTAATTCAACTCAAATTCCTGAATATGCCCGACCTGCCAAGGCGTATTCGAACCACTGACCAACGTATCCAAGCCATGCCAATAACCGGCAAAGTATCCGAATGAGTCTCTACCCAATGAAAAAACGGCAATATCGTAGCCGTTATATTTATAGCGCCCTGCTACGGCCTGGGCTAACTCCGCCTCTGTGTACGTAGCCAGCAGGTTATCGATAAATTCATTACTGATCTTAGGCGCGTTACCTGGCCCTAGAGCGTATATTCCCAAGTCCTGCCCCTTCTCCCGGCCGATGAATAAACGCGTCCCCTGGTACTCTACAGAGCCGCCTATGATGCCGTTGACCACCCTGCCGGTCTGGGGGATAAACGGAACCGGAGAAAGGCCCTTGATCGATGTACGACTGTATCGAGTCCGTACCACCGATATAAAGAATATTGTTAATTTCAAATACTTCGTTGTTCTTGTCGGGTAATTGTTCGGCATCAAAGAATGATAAAGCCTGAACCGTTCCCGCTGCGCCGACATCCGAGAAGAAAGCTACACTGCCATCAGAAGGAATATAGACAAACCGACCGTTAATATGCGTGACTGAATTGCTGGCGACAATATTAGCGTTAGCTGATATATCAGTTAAAACATCGGTAGTACTTAAAGTATATAAAGCACCACCCTTAACGACTATGACCGCATGGTTAAATCCTATGGCCGTAACGACTTTAGCCGTTCCAGCAATAGTGCCGATAACCGAATAAGCGCCTGTGGTGACATTGGTTATCTTTATTAAGTCTTGAGAAGCAACCGCATATAAAGAACCGTTCCATTCAAAGGAACCTCTGGCAACTCTCGAATTTGTGCCAATTAACGTCAAACCAGGTCTTTGAATAATACGTCCGTTTGCATTAAAACAATTTCTCAATGCTTTACGGGTAAACGGAAGTTCGTTAGTCCCTTCCAAACCTGTTGGTAATTCAACTTCCAAGGGTATCGCCCTTGTTAAAGAATATCTCGTCAAATATACGAGTATTGCGCCGGTTACCTGATCCTTTCGGCATGGTATCTCTAACGACTTGACCCGGAATAACAGTCGTTCTCCAGTGTCTTTTCATATACGCACCGCCAATGTTTGCATTGACTCGCAATTGATTGCTTAACTGCGTCCCGGTAATGAGTGGAATAAGCCGAACAGCGAGGTTGTCTTTGATGATATCCGTCAAGCCTAAAGGTTCTGATAGTTCATCACCTAAAGCCTTGATAGGAACCGCACCAAATTCTACGTTCTCATCCTGCAACTGCGCGATATAACTGTTTAAAGTCTTCCGCGCTGTTTCCAGTGTTTCAGGATTAGCAGGCTTGACCGGAGAAGACGCCCCGATCCGGGCTAAAGCATCACCGACTATTTCGGTTCCTGTACTCATTTCTTCGCCTTCTTCGCCTTCTTTTGTTTCCAGAGTAACGACTTGCAATATTCAACTGTTGCTTCGTCATCGTTGGTTTCTATGTCCTTACCGTTTGGTTTCGTCCAGATCATAATTATCTCCAAAAAACGGGCGGGCCGAAGCCCGCCCATATAGGTTATGCCCAACCTTGACCAGCGAAGAAAGGATTCATAACACCGTAAGCAGGACGGAAATCAATCCTGACTTGTTGGGTATTTTTAGTCCAATCAGCACCCTTAGAGCAACGGAATTGAAGCCCGTCTTCTGTGGTCGCGATGGTATCGGTTGAATGTAGTTTCTTAATCGGTACGGAACCGATAGAGAACGCTTGCTTGTGCCAGAACAAATTAGGCTGATACAAAGTCGTATCGGCACCCAAGATAGTCACGACATTCGCACCACCGATAGCTACATCAGTAGTATTGAACGCTCCGGTAGCCTCAAACACCGCCGGGCCTGAGACTGTCAACGAACCAGCACCAGCAGTAAAATTTGCACTATCAGCCGTGACAACAGCAGTCCAGGTAACATTCGCACCCGATCCATTGATTACCGGCTTGCGAGTAGACAGGTTCAAACGATTAACGCCTGTGACCTGAACCACCGTACCAGCAGGAATAGAACCAGCAAAAGTACCGAAACCAGTGACCGCGAGGGTTTGCGTCATAGTGTCTTTAGCCGTGGCATAAGTCACGTCAGGCGCACCATTCATCGCACCAACCAGGTCACCCGTAGTCGCTGAGGTATAACTACCCAGTGTGGTAGCAGTCATAACCCGCATACCGGCGAAGTTTTCAGCAATAGTCGCATTTCGAACAGAGTCAGAAACCAGACTACCCGCCGAACCACCAGCACCGAGAGAGCGTTGATTGCTCGCCAAACTGGTTTGGGTATACGGATTAACCGCGTAGCACCATTCACCATCACGAGGGACGCCATTGGCCGCCATAACCGCACCGGCTTCCGCTACATGATCCCAGGTCGTTACCGCTGTTCCATAAGTACCCGCTAAAAGCGCCGAGTTCTTCATCATGTATTCAGCGTAGTCGATTTCAAGATCAGTTACGATACGGGTTGCCATCGGAGCCAAAAGCTGATCGAGTTGATCCATCTTAATCGCTTCGTCAGCCTCGTTGTAGTCAACGTGAACAGTAAAGTAATTCTGAACCGTTCCTGTTGCCTTGCCTGCAATGATATCGTTCGCTGTGGAAGCCGTTAAATCACCCGTTGCATTGCGGTAAGTGGTGTAATCAGTAGGCCGTTTAAAGTCTACATTATCACCGGTTGAAGGATTGAATTTCCCGGCTAGAAGCTGGGTATTCACGTTTTTTGATAGCACTCGCGAACTATCGAACTTTTCCAGGAAAACTCGTGCGAGCTGTCTTGTAAAGTTACTGTCAAAATTATTAGCCATAATATTTACTCATAAGTGGCTCCCTTTGGCCCACGTTCGGATTTGGATATACCGCTGCCGGGGTCTACCGGTTGTTCCGGATCGGGAGTATTAGATTTAGACCGAACCGATAAACTACCGGCCAATCTGCCAATTTCCAGCACTCCTTTCATGGGTTCCGTTGCAAGTAACTCTTTCAAATGTTCAGCCTTTCCAGGGTTTTTCCCAAGGTGATACATAACCAAATGGGAATTATCCGTATTCGCAACGATCTGCTCGGCGATATCATCACCGAGTATATCCGCTGCTACTGCCTCAGTTTCAGAGTAGTCCGGCACTTTAAGTTCTGCGCTTCGATCATAATGAGCATCGATTTGCCTGTTTAGTGCCGCCCTGCTTTGTGTCTGAGTTTGTTGCGATTGATTCTGTTGATTAAGCTGGTTGAATTTCTCAACCGCTATCGCTTCGGCTCTGGCGTCAGTCCATTTCTGGTCTGCCGCTAGATAGTCTGCACGGTTATCAAAGTCGTCTTCGTCAGGCCGGTTGTTTGAGGTTTTTTGCTGTTGGGCCATTCTCAACAGCTTGTTTTCTTCCTCAAGCGCATCCGCCCTGCGTTTGGCTTCTTCGGCTTCCGTATTAGAAGCATCAATCTTCGCTTTCATTTTACCGAGTCGCTTCTGAAAACCAGAAGGTCTGGGTTTTGAGGTTGGCTCATCCTCACCCGCGACAACTATTTCAACTTCTTCAACTTCTTCAACCACTTCGGCTGTTTCAGTGTCTTCAATAACTGATTCGTCGCTTTGTATCGCCTGTGCTTCACTCATGTTGTAACCTCGTCATGGTTTCGAGTAGTAAGGGTTTCCCCTTCCGTGATTAGTCTCACGTAGACATAAAAAAACCTGCATATAGCAGGCATAAAAAAAGGGCCGCTAAACCTTCTTAAACTTCTTAAATATCAATTACTTACGATTTTTAGATAAAATCAATGTATGTTATAATGACTTATGAAAAACAATATTTTTAATTCGTTTTCCACGGCTATAGTATGCCCGGCTAACTCAACATTGATGGGCGGTAACGGGCTTGATGGGGCGATAAGAAATAAATTATCAAAACCTATCAACCTGCCCAGGCAACTAGCTACAGGGTCATCTTTTATTAGTGATGCACCAGGCTTGATGTTCAATAACATTATTCATACAGCCTCACCTATCTGGAAAGGCGGTCTACATAATGAAATTGATTTATTGTCTAGTTGCTATAAATCAATTATTCAGACATGTATCAGTCACTCTATTAATTCAGTAGCTATACCCGCAATTGGTACAGGGTGTTATGGCTTCCCTGTTGATTTAGCAAATAATATTGCTCAGCAAGAAATAATAGATAGTCCTATCGATATAACGCTGTACCCTGGTCTGTCATCTCCTGCCGTTCCTGATGATTTCGTTGTATATAATTGCTGCGGCAATCAATGGGAGCTGGCCTTACACCCTATGTTTCCAGAAAGACTCGATTGGTTCCCGATATGTGAATGCGGGAGNCATCACAAACCGGCTTACCAGATGAAATCATNGNAATGAATAAGAAACCGACTGCTTGCAATGTCCCCTGCTATGGCGGATATTTACAATTCATCCACGCCGGAAGGGTTATCTCTCCGGTCGAGTGTTTCCGATGCAATCACCGCCGATCCGCCAGCGCCAAGAAGCAACCCGTTTCTACCAAAATCCGCGTCATTAAAATCCGCGTCAATCCTTCTTAATTTTTCCGGTTTAGTGACAGCTAATATTTCAGAAACCCCGCCTTTCACCCCATCATCCCCTAAAATTCTAGCACCATCAAAACCCTGGTCTCCAAGACTATCTACTAATTGCGCCAACAGCCTTTGGCCGTTACCTGACCGCATAGGTATATCAAAATGATCATCCCATTTAATTTTTGCTACTTTATCGGGGCGTACATACATTGATATAACTTTCGGATCACCCCCTTTTTCATTGGCAGATAACTCTGCAAATTCCGCAGCTTTGCTTTTATCATTACTCGCGAATACCGCCCTGGATGCCGCTGGCGAGTTTGTTAAATCTCCGCTTTTAGATAGATCGAAAGCATCGAAATCTTTTGATGTCCCGTGATACCAAATATTTTCAGTATCATAACCTTGTGATTTAGCCCTATCTAACCGAGTTATATTTGGAGCACCAACAACCCCGGCCTGGCTTCTCATCACTCTTGGTAAAGTAGCGCCACCCTTACGGGCCATGAGCGGTATTAGTGATCCCGCGGCTATGCCTGCCGCCTTTAATCCAGGAACAAAATCCGCACCTAATCCTAACCCCTCTAAGGCTATGTCAGCATTATTTAAAAATCTCCGGATAGGCGTATCTTTACTATCATCCCTATTCATTATTTCATTCATTCTATCAACAGACCTTAGCTGCGAGCTAACAGGAATAATATCTTTTACAATTTCCTCTACCATTCGAACATAGGGGGCAGCAACTTCCTTGTAAGCCCTCATGCTTTTAGGGTCTAATAAATTTCCTATCATTTCACCCGCCGGGGTTCCCGGCACTAATGAAGATTGTATTTGAGAAGCGCTCATACCCTCCGGAAATTCTATCTCCTTACCATCAGGCAGCGTTACTATCGGCACTTAATTGTCCTGTCATTGGGTCAAATTTTAGTCTTTGCACTCCATTAAGGTTTTGCAATATTTCCTCTGTTTCTGCTTCTTTCTTTTTCGCACTAGCTATCTTATCGACGGTTGCCGCTTGTAAATTCATTGCTTCTGCCAATTGTTGCTCGGTTGCTGCTTTGGTTAGTTCTGCGTTCGGGTCTTGTTGCTGTTGCATAGACTGAACCATTTTGCTTTTCTTCGTCGGTCTCCGCTTCAACCAAACCCTGTTGAATCATTATTTTACGGTTGAATTGCTGCAAAGGTCTCAAGCCCTGACCATTGATATTCTGTATCCACATTGCCAAAGCTGGGCCGTGATACGGTGAGTCTGGCGGCAGCTTCTCGATAACGCGCTCGATGGATTCAACCGCTGCTTCCCGCTCAGTCTCATACTGTGGGCCTACGTCAACCGTGACACTAAACCGGCCTCTGGATAGGTCATTCATATTGATAGGATTGCCAGACTGTGGGTCCATTGAAATAGTGTTTAATTCTATAGTCTTCACCGTTCCATCATCACCGATGGACTTTTTCATCATCGCTTTTGTATACAGGTCGGCAGCTTTCGACCGATAGACTTTACCGATATGTCCCAGTGAAGTGATGAAGTTATTCGATATGATCTGAGTCTTGAGGTTCTTCTGTTTTATTAGAGCATTAACCGCCTTTCCTGAAACGTCTGGATCGATAGTGTCCTGCTGAACACCGCGTTTTTGTTGCATGAAATTGAAGATAGTATCCAATGCCGCGAGTGCTGACTGGTCAACCTGTGGCGATGTTATCTTCCCAACTGGCCCCATAGGAACCGACTGACCGGTTGACTCATCAATGACCTTGTTAATGACCTGGTAGGCTTTATCGGTATTGTCAGCCAATAAAAGCTCTTTACCCTCCACTTGTTCATCGAGATAGATATTAATATCGTTGGCACTGGCCGCTGAGGTCTCGGCGAGCTTGCTAATCAATGTGTTAGCAGTGCGGTTGCCATCCATCAGTTTGCGAATTAAACCCCAGTAGTATTCCTTACCACCTATAAAAACCCTGTAGCCATAAAAGGGGACGATTGGTAAGAACTTACCCGCTATGCGTTTTGGTTTCTGTATCCATTCATCACCCGTAAATATCGACTTCTCGACTATCTGCCGCTTGATCTTTCGGTCTCGAACATGATCCCATCCGAACGCTTCTAGTTCTGGTCGGGCTTTTTCTAACTGATCCATCGGGTAGGTATTTATTTTATTAGCATTGACATTCTGCCAAACCGATACTTCATCATCGATATGCTTAATTTCCCATCGTTCAGCTACATATATCAACTGTTCTGAGTACCAATCGAAAGCGTTCTGATAGCTCGTTGTCGGCACGTAAGCACTCGACTGGGTTAGGTCAGGATATTTAGCTTTAAACGCTTTAGGCGTGAACCCTGTCAGTTTAGTGACCCAATTAGCGTCAGACTTGTCCGCTTCTTTTGCGTTGGCATCAAACATGACGTGATCAAAGGCATTGTGGACGGTCTTCCATATAATTTCCTGCGTGTCGTTCTCAGGGTCTTCTTCATCAACGAATTTTTCTGATAATTGAATAGCACCCATGCCCGCCGCTGCTGCTTCGAACATGCCCTGGTCTTGTGATGCCTTGCCACCATTCTCACGGAAGTCGCCGCGATACACGCCGGTTAACAATTCAGCATCGTCGTCGCTGGTCTTGGTATCGTCAGGATTATAGATCACACCTGCCCGGTTAGTTGTCCATTCACCGACGAAATCCATCAAAGCATCGGAGGTTAAGTCAAATTCGAGCCTCGCTCTATTCGAGTCGCTGCCGTGTGTTGACTCTAAGTAATCCTCCCACATGCCGCCCTTGACACCAATGAATCGTAAGTCCTGATTGGCATCTTCGCGTTGTTGCTTCGTCTGGTCGTAATCGTCGGTAGCATCTTGTTTGAATTGTTCTAGCAGTTCATCTGTCATCTAAAATAGCCTACTGCTTTGGGAATTTGGGTAGCTTTCACCTGGTTGCGCCTTGTCATTGCCGGAAATAGCTCGGTTATTGCCCATACCAGCGCGTCAACACGGTCAGGGCTATAACCCTGCGCCTTGCGGTCGAAATCGCTTGTGAATGAAACCATTTGATCTTCCAGTGTATCGAGCGAGCCCACGTGATGGACTCGGCCTTGTTCATAGAGTGCGGCAATAGGTTCAGCTCGAGTTACCTTGCCGCGTGATGCTTTAACTTGTTTCACATTGACATTAGCATCGACTGACCGAATCGTGTCTTCAACCATATCACCGCCGTTATTAGACTCAGCAACGATCACATCGGCACTTTCGGAGTGATATAAACTCACTGATGTTTTGCCCCAGTCGTTTGGTGACATGCGACCGCTTGAATCATTCCAGACATAAGCATGGCCATCAGTTCCCTTACCAGCGCATATAATGCCGGTCTCGTCTGAGCCTTCGTTGTTCGTTACTGATGGGTCAACCGCGACTACAACCCGTTCCATATCAGGTAATGCGTTCGGGCTTTTCCTGTGATTGTCTATGCTCTTACGAGTCCACAATGCGCCGGGTATGTCATCGAGTAGTTCGGCATTAAGTTCCTGTCTGCCTATTCGAGTTCCTTCGTATCGGGTGATGATCGAGTCAAAGAACGTACTCGCCAGGTTCGACTTGTTGTCGTAAGTCGATCCGCGTGTAACCACTGAGCGCTTATCATTGATAATTTCTTTAAGTATTTTTAACGGTCTGGGTGTTGTGGTAATAATGGCCTGTGGGTTCTTGCCCAGTCTCAAACCGAACTTAGCCTGATCCCATGCGTCCATATAACGCCATGCCGCCAGCTCATCCGCCCATAATTTGCAATGCTGTTTGCCTCTTAGCCTGTCTGGCTTGTCTGCTGTAAAGATTAATGATGTCGCACCATTCGGCCATTCCAGTTTTGCTTCGTGCTTTTTATAGTATGGTCTTTCATCAGGAGGGCATATCGATAATATACCGCTCTCACCTTCAACCATGATATCTCGGGCATCGTCAGAAGTTGCACCAATCAAATTAACGTATTGGTTAGTCTTAACCCATTCCCTGACTGTCTCTGCGCCTGTTCTGGTCTTTCCAAACCCCCGGCCTGCCAATATCAACCAGTATGACCAAACACCCTCTGGCAGCTCCTGAGCCGGTCTAGCCATCCATCCAGACCATTTATAGATAACATCATGTAGATCATTCTCATTTAAACCGTCTAAGAACTTAACCTTTTCAATATAAGGCAGCTCTTTTATCTGTTCACTTAGGCTTGATACCGAGGAAGTCATACGCTTTATTTGCTAACTCTGTTTTGACGTGTAGTGGGTTATCCTCATCACCTGCTAATGTTACGCTTTGAGCTGGCTTACCTTCTATGCGGTCGCCTAGCTCTTTAAGTGCTGATAGGTCACCGTCTGCACATTTAATCAATAACTTATCGGCTAACTTATTAAGCCCACCATCCTTGCTACCTTCGCCGTATCGAGCCAATGCCCTGTTAATAGCGTCTTGCCACGGCTTATTTTTTGCCGCGTTTTTATTGCCTTTAGGAGCGCCGCCTTTGTTTTTAGTTGTATTGACCATTAAATTATTGATTTAAATGATTTACTTTTAAAGCCATGATTTCGTAACATAAAGTTTAATTGGTTCTCTCAGGTCTTCATCGCTATCCACAGCTTTGATATGAATAAACCATTGTCCTACAGCTAGTAGGGTGGTTTCGGCACTGGTTAATGAGCCTTTGTACTTCTCATCCTTTAGGGTCAAAGCCCTGGTGACTGCTGGCGTATCGCCTGGATATTGCATCACGTCCATAGTCACAGTGAAACCATCGATATTGCTGCCGGTTAAACCGGATTCAAAATCGAATGTTGCGCCTTGCCTTATCGTGTTCATGTGAATTTTCTGCTTTTGTTCCTGAATGATATTGATTTATTTGCGCTACTGCTGGATAGCAACCGGCTGGTTCCGCTGGCCGATAACTTCCTGTTTTTGTTTTCGCTGGTTAATTCTCGACTTATTCCGCTAACCGGCGTTCCATTGAGTAAATCAGCCAATGATGAAAAGACAATAGAACTCGAACCGAATAGATCACCGCTGCCAATCAATGAACCGGTCAGGCTGAAGCTGATCGATGTTACTCCTGCAATAGAGTTCGTCGCATTAATTAAACCGGCATTACTATCGAATGATACCGCTGTAACGCTGTTTAAATCACCAAGCGCCGCCAGTATTGCTGTGGTGCCGAACGTTTGGCTAATAGCGCCTGACAGCGATCCTGAGCCGTTTAACCCGCCTGTTGTTGTAAATGATAGCGGTGTAGTTGCTGATAAGAACCCAAAGGCTGATAAACCAGCACTTGAACCGAACGCAACATTGATAGTTCCGTTTATTGGAGCCAGGCTGGTAACGGTGCCGGACTCAGTAAATGTTGTGGCCGATGTTCCTTGCAGTATTCCCGCACCAGCCAATAATGCCGAGTCGGCAAATGTTACGTTGGTAGTCCCTGCAATAGCACCGCCATTCGCGTCTTTCAGGTCGGATACTGAACCGAATACAACGGGTGTACTACCAGCTAAATCTCCTGTACCGATTAATGCTGAAACATCGCCGAAAGATAGTATCGATGTGCCATCTATGGCACCACTACCTGCAATTGTAGCATTGGTGCCAAATACTATGGGTAGTGAACCGAGTAAGTCGCCTCTACCTGATAGCCCTCCAACCGTACCGAAATTGATTGTCGTGGTACTTCCAAGCGTTCCAGTACCTTGAATAGCACCAGTCTGCGCAAAAACCATGCTGGTACTACCCAGCAAAGCGCCTGCGCCTTGTACTGCGCCACTGGTGGTAAATGCGACCGCTTCACTAGTGGTTAAGTGTCCGAATCCTGTCGCTATTCCTGATGGAGTAAACGCTATCGATGTAGTGCCGGCGATACTTGCGGCACCTGTTAATACCGTTGTGTCACCGAATGTGACGGTTGTAGTCCCTGCCAGATCACCTGTGGCAGTAACTGTGGCATTATCACCAAAGGCCGCCGCTATCGTGCCGGATATTCCACCACCAGTCGTACCGATAGTCCATTGCGGTGTGACAGTATAGGTCTGGAATACAGTGCCATCACTTTCAACTAATCGAAAGTCGTAGGTAAATCCATCGACTTCAGCACCTGATCCCTTGATGACCCATGCCCATTCGCCGGATTCACCCGTTGCTAAATCAATAATATCAGCCGGGTTTTTGTCGTCCTGAATACGGCCCCCACCATGCGTTCCACCACCCGTCAATCGATCGGTTGTGTTCTCGCCGCCAGTTGCAATATTGCCGGATAAAGTAACCGCAAATGGAACCGCCAAGTCAATTGCCGCACCAGGGCTAAATGTTATCGCTTCGGTTGCTGCTATTGCGGACTTGCCGACTAAACTAACCGAATCTCCAAAAGCGACAGTAATCGTTCCGTCTATTGGGTTATTCCCTGCCGGAACTATGCTGGCAGACGATCCAAATATTGTATCAATGCTACCGGCAAGGGTTCCACTGCCTGTTAGTGCGCCTGACTCGGTAAAACTGGTGGAGATTGAACCGCTTAAATCACCCTTGCCTGAAAGTCCCGTAGCATCACCAAACACAATGGTTGTGGTGCCAGCTAAATCACTGCTACCTAATACAGTACCTGACTCGGTAAAACTGAGTGATTCGGTTGCGGCAAGGGCTCCACTACCGTCAATGATAGTGCTATCACCAAAAGCCATTGCCGATGTACCCGCCAGACTTCCTTTGCCTGACAGCCCCGCTGTACCACCGAACACGTTATTTATCGTACCGGATATGGGGTCATTACCAGAAGCCGCCAGGGTATTAAGATTTAATACCTGTACGCCAAGAAAATATCGGCTTGTGCTAGCAAATATTCCCATGTTGGAATTATTCGCGTTTGTCGGGTCATTGGCTTGAAATGACAGATCAGCAGCATTAGCCAAATCCATTGACGCAACAGAACAGTAATGCGCCTGAAACGTATCATCCGCTGATTGCTGGCCTCTTGAATAAGCCCCTGCAATGCCATAACCAACCGATGCACCGCCGTTATCCCATCGCGACCAGGGGACTTTACGATTACCACTCACGCCCTGATCACGATCCCATCGATGCCAGCCAACCGCCAATATGGGCAAACTAGCACCCGAATCGTT